ATCAGCGGCACTCAGGCGACGTTCAATAGTTCGATTGGAAACTCGTTCTTCAACTTCGGTGCATCTGTTCCGGCGCTAAACAATCAGGTTTACCCGTGGTTGGATAACAACGGCAACTGGTGGGTTTTTCAGGGGGGTTATTGGGCGAGGCAAAACCCTGTTGCCGCAGGTGGAAGCGAGCGTCGCATCTTCGTGGGAACAAGTGCTGATGTCCTTTCATACGACGGCGGTGACGGAACCGTTTATTCCGGCAATCCTTACGCCGGTTCGATGTGGGAAATTGACACAGCTTTCGAAGCTCGATTCCCGGTTGGAGTTGGCACGTTCGCGGCGAGTGGAGTTGTTAGCGTCAATGGAACAACCACATCGACCGCTGTTGCTGGTGAGGACAAGCACACGCTTGTCACCTCCGAGATGCCGTCGCATACGCATCAGATTCTCGACCAGTACATCAACCTTACTCAGCGCGGATCGGCTGATACGAGTGTGTTCAGCGCGACGAATCGCTCGGAAGGAGTGGCCAACCTGTTGCCGACCACTTCGGTTGGAGGCGACGCAGCCCACAACAATCTTCCGCCGTTCTATGGTGTTTACTTCATCAAGCGAACCAGCCGAGTCTACTACACCAAATGAAGCTGATCGTCCAAGATATCAGGTCCACGATTGCTCGGGCTATCGGCGTTTGCGTCGATGACGCTCGCGTTTACGAGTACATCAATCAGGCGTGCCGACGGCTGCTTCACAAGGGTTTGTGGGCTGGCGCGTACGGACGCTTCACGATTCACACGGTCGGAGGCTGCATCACTTGGCCGCGTCAGATCGAGACGATTGAAGCTGTTGCCGATTGCTGCGGGGTTGGAACGGTTCGCAATCAATGGTTCGAGTTTCAGGAAACTGGATATGGCCTTCTCAACGGAAACCAAGTGTGTGTCGGCAAGCAGCTTATTGATCGTGGCACTGTGGTTTCTTACCGCGACATGTCTGGCGGTACTAACAGTTATCTTCGAGTCTACCCTGGCGACGCTTCGGATGTCGGCAAAACCATCACGCTGCAAGGTGTTGATCAAAACGGTCAATGGATTCGAACGCAATCCGGCGGAGTCTGGATCGACGGCGAGAAGCTAACGCTCGCTTTGCCGTACGTTCAGTCTACGAAGAAATTCACCGAACTGACCGGCGTCATCCGAGAGGCGACGAACACGGTGAGTCGTTTGTACGAGTACAACGCGACGACCGCGCTGGAGACTGATCTGGCAGTTTACGACCCTGATGAAACTTTGCCGCAGTATCGTCGCAGTTACCTCGCTGATCGTTGCAACAACGAGGAGGACAAGCCGGTAACGGTGATGGCGAAGATGCGCCACATCAACGCGACGAGCGTGAATGACTACCTCATTCCTCCGTGTCCAGACGCCATCAAGCTGATGGTCATGGCGATTCGCAAGGAGGAGAACGATTTGATTCAGGAAGCAGTGGCCTACGAAGCCAAAGCTGTTCAAGCTGTGCAGGAGCAGACGATGCAGTATTTGGGCGACGCTGTGGCAACCATCCGAATGGTCGGAGTCGGGTTGAATGGCGGAGGGTTTTCGCAATGGTTCTGAACCTAAACATTGATTTCGCGTTGGCTGAGGCGACTCCAAAAAAACTGGAGTTGCTTCAGGCTGTCTTTGACGCGCATGACATGGCGGCTCGGAACAATCAGAACTCTAGTTCCGGCGCTGCGGTAAACGCTTTTTTTGGAAGCGCGCAGCTTACGAATGGAATTGCTTCAGCAATCCTAACCTTGGGCGATGCTCACGGCCCGATTGGACCTGCTCGATTTGTCTACGAGCGGTTTGATGAGCGAGCGTTGAAGTCGGCCATCGAGGCTGGAATGAAGATTCCTGGCTTTGGCAATTCGTTCTTCAAGGATCGGATCGATCCAGCATGGAGTCGTGTTAGCGAGCTGATCAAGTCCGACTTTCCAAACGCCAACGCTCGCGTCGAGCAACTTCATGGATGGATGAAAGAAGCTGGCAAAAACGTCCATCCGAATGCCGCGCTCTACACTGCGGTCGTTTGCAGTGAGCTTGGCGTAATTCCCGGTGCTGAGTCGGCCATCTTTATCTTAGCTCGAACCGCAGCTTGGACTTCTTTGTGCATAAAAAATGAAAGGTAAGCTCTTCCAAATTTGCGGTCTGCCACGATTCGGATCGGCATTCATGTCGGTCCTTTTCTCGTTGGAGACGGATTGCCTTGGCCTACATGAGCAAGGTGCGACTGATCCGAATTGGAAACAGTCGATTGAAGAATACCGCACTCGTTACAAGTACGTCGCCGACTGTTCGACTTACGGATATCTGCCCAAGGCTGTCGTTGAGGACTCGATCAAGGTGTACGTTAAAAAGAATCCTGAGTCGTCAGCCAAAGAATGCGCCGAGCGATTCGGTTACGAAGTTCACCTTCCTTCGGTTCAGGCGCTTCGTGAGTACGCGGATGCGTGGGCGTCACTCCACGGTGTGATGACAATCGAGGAGAACGAGCTTTTTAAGGTGGATACTTTGCGGCGGGTGTGGGTTCATTGCTTCCAGAACGAGCGAGCTTTTCCAGAAGAGAAGGCTGCACGTTTGGTAACCATGAACATCCAACGTCACGAACCTGAAAAGGTGTTCTCGATTGAGAACGGCAACCGTCTTGTGAAGGAGGTATTTTAATTTATGGGAGCTATTCTAGGTGGTGCGGCAATCCTTGGTGGAACGAGTTTGCTTGGTGGTCTTCTCAGCAAGGGAAAAAAGCCAAAAATTCCCGAGTTGAAGCCGATTGATTTCGCTGGAGAACAGAGGCAAGCGATTCAACAAAACATCGCTTCTCTTGAGTCTGCCACTGAACTCGCCCAGAAGACTACCGCTGCCGAGCAATCTCAGCTTGAGTCTCAGCTTCGTCGTGCGATTCCTGGCTATGACCAGTTGATTCAACAGGCTGGAAAGAACATTGGATCAGCTTTGCGTGGGGAAGTTTCACAAGACGTTCAATCCCAGCTTCAACGATCCGCCGCTGGTCGTGCGCTTGGCGGTGGATTTGGAGCTGGAAGCGGAATGGGTCGAAACCTTTCTGCGCGTGACTTTGGCCTGACATCGATGCAGATCCAAAATCAAGGTCTTGCTCAGGCTCAGAACTTTATCCAGCAACAACGAACGATGGGGATGGTCCAACCGTTCTCGGTGAGCAGCATGTTTATCACTCCTGCTCAGCGGGTTGGCGTAATGCAGCAGCAGCAGCAAGCGATGTATAATCGCAACCTGCAAGCCGCTCAGGTGGCCGCAATGCCCGATCCTACGATGGCTGCTATCGGAAGCGCGATTTCCTCTGCTGGTGGATTCGCTGGTGGGGCGTACACCCAGCGTGGATTGATGCAGCAGATGCCGTCATCGTATCAACCCGGTTCGTACAATCCTCAGAATGATCCTGAGATTTATCCGAATCTTTATTCTCCGTCTCCAACGACATCGGACATTACTCCGCTTTCTACGAGTCTATTCCCGGAGTACGGCTCTTCAAACTACGGACGTTAATCTTATGGCCGACCAATCTCTTCAAGCATTTCAGCTAGGTGCAAGCCTGTTCGACCGCGCGCAGACGCAGGCGCGGATGATGGAGCAGTTTCAGCAGCAGACTGCTGAGTCTGTGCTGCAACGTCAGGGCATGGAGCTTCAGAACAAGATTCGGGAAAGCGAACTTGCCAGTGCCATTGGTGAGCGTCAGGCGCAGGTTGAGGAGTACAAAACGTTTTCTGACTTGAGCAAGCAGGTAGGCGACTTTCTCGACAACCCTGCATCAGATGCGAAGTTCCCGGTCATTCCAGCGTTCAAGTCTAAAACGTACCGGATTGAGGCAGACAAGATGCTCAACAATCTTGAGAAGTATTCTGCTCGGGCAAAGCTGCTAAAGGCAACCAGTCGCGCCGAAGCGCAAGCTGACGCAATAGCTGCATCGACACTCAACGAAGCAATTAAGTTGGGAGCAATCAAAAGAGACGCCAACGGAAAGCTTGATGTTGACGTTCCGCTCTTAAATCAACGCGCTGAAGAGCAGAGGAAGGCTAACATTGCGAAAACAACGGCCCAGACAACTTCCATTCTCACAAATCTTGATCTTTCTAGGGACAAGTTGAAGGCGTTGATCGCCAACAATGCAAGTGACGCTGAAATTGCAAAAGCAAGGCTAGAGGTCCAAAAATCTTTTAACGAATTC